CTGAAGACTCAGGTGTGTTTTACCTGAGCCCCCTTGCGGGTACTCCGCACTGGACAATGAACAACTGGGACATTCTCAAGGGTACGCTACAAGGCCTGGAGAACCGCGTGCTGCCGTTTGTCGAGTTAAACCTCGCTGACGACGCGAAATCCGCGGGAGAGCCTCTGGACGAAAGTCCAGAGATGGGATTGCTCGCCCTGATCCAGGAGGCAGGCTACAAACTAAGGTTTGCAGCAAACCCTTATCGGGTTTACCAGTCGGCTTTGCAACCGCTTGGTCGTGCCTTATTCGCATCCTTAAGGAGAGTGCCGAACGATTTCACGTTCGACCAGTTAGGAGGAGTTGAGCTTGCTCAACGATTCCTTGCCGAGGGAAAGCCAGCTGTCTCAATGGACTTGTCGAATGCAACCGACAATAGTCCATTGGCATTTCAGTTGGAACTCCTTTCGCGATTGGGTGTTACCACCCGCTGGCTTCAGTTCTTCTCGTCGACTTGCAAAGGTCGTTGGTTTGCCCAACCACGTCACCGCGGTCCTTGGGAAGAAATCCAGTGGTCAGAAGGCTCGCCGTTGGGGTTATACCCAACGTTCGCGTCATTTGCACTATGGCACCACTCTGTGGTGCAATGGTGCTTTGCCGAAATGGGTGTTAAGCCGGACGGAGATCTTTACCCCTACGTCATCGTGGGAGATGATGTAGTGATCTTCGACCGGTCCGTCGCTTGGCTATATGCCAAAGTGATGGGGAGGTTTGGCATTCCCATCTCGGAGCACAAGACTCTTGACTCCGGGACTACTGCCGAATTCGTCGGACGGGTGATAACGTCAGAACGCGTTATTCAAGGCTTTAAATGGAAGGGTCGATCGTCTGACCAAAGCTTCATTGACTTTGCCAGGCAAATCGGCCCCGGGGCCCTGATACTCATGAGGCCTCGCCAGCGGAGGGTGATCAGTTACATTGCTGATCTCCCCGAACCGTATGGGTTGGGGTGGAATCCCCTGGGCATACCTCTCGAAGAGCGCCTGACTCCCCAGATTGAACGAATTTGGGAGCGTGATGAACGCTTGAGGACTTTTACGAGGCGTGCTGCACGTATCCATCGGTATATATACTCAATGGGACCGAGCAGGCCCGACTATCCAGAGTTTGCTCTGAATGTGGAACGCCTTGCATCCGACCAGGATGCAGCGGAGATTGTAGCACGGCACCTTCCAGGATGGGAATCTTGGGAGGAGGCTATATGGCCCAATCTGAGTGAGATGCTCCGTGAGGATGTGTCCCACTCGTCCGCAGATGAACTTCGTCTTATGCTTTCACGGGTGTCTTCCTTGGAGACAAGGAAGGAAGCTTCAACGTTGGTGACGTTGGAGCGGAAGATCCGTCGAGCGGTGGCCCGAAGTCGATGAC